TAAGGAGAATTATAAAATGGCCGTATCATCGCTAACAAGAATGACAGTTCCTTTGGCATCAGACCAATCAAGTCCAACTCAAGAACTGTCAATGCCAAAACTAAAATACCGCTACCGTGTGGTATTTGAGAACATGGGCGTATCTACACCTAGAACAGAACTTACTAAACAGGTAATGACTTTTACTAGACCCACTATTAACTTTGAAGAAATTGAAGTACCAATCTACAACAGCAGAATCTATCTTGCTGGACGTCAAACATGGGACGCTGTATCAGCTACATTTAGAGATGACGCAGGTGGAAATGTGAGTAGATTAGTTGGTGAGCAGATCCAAAAGCAAATGGATACACTAGAGCAGGCAAGTGCAAGTTCAGGTATTGACTACAAGTTTATCACACGCTGTGAAGTACTAGACGGTGGTAACGGAACAAGTACACCAAACGTTCTTGAAACATGGGAACTATATGGTTGCTTCCTAGTAAGTGCTAACTATGGCGACTTAGACTATGCATCAAATGATCCTGTAACAGTAGAATGTTCAATTCGTTATGATAACGCAGTACAGACACCAATTGGATCAGGAATCGGATCAACAGTAGGAAGAACACTGGGTGACGTTGTAACCGGCTAATTAAGTTAGAGGAGTAACTTATGGCTTTTGGTGACGACTTTCTTAAAGGATTTTTTGGAAACGATTTTGTAAGAGACTATACTCACGGAAGTAAAACCTTTCGCAGTAACAACTCGGCACTTTCTCCACGCAAGAAGTTTCTATTTCATGTAGTTTTTAACATTAATAGTTTTCTGATTCCTCAACTACAGGCAGTGTTTCAAGCACAAGATGTAGCAAACCTAAGTTTGTTGGTGAAAGAAGTTAAACTTCCAGCATATAAATTTTCTGTTGAAACCATGAATCAATACAACAGAAAACGCAAAGTTCAAACACAAATTGAATATGATCCAATCACATGTGTCATGCATGATGACAACAGTGATCTAGCAAGAGAGCTTTGGTACAATTATTATGCCTATTATTACAAAGATGCAAGTCAAAAGTATCTTGATGCGGCAGTAACAAATGGTAGCCTAGGACAAAATGCCAGTGGTGTTGATCCTGGAGCGGCATACCCATATGGTTTCAGAGATATCTATACTCAAGATAGAGAAATCAATGACTGGGGTTACATAGGCGAAAGCTACATGGATGGCCCTACAAGCACTAGAGGCGGCAAGCCAGCATTTTTTAGAGATATCACAATATTTGGATTTAACGATCACCAGTTTGCAGCATATGTACTAGTAAATCCAATCATAAGTTCTTTTGAACATGATACCTACAACTATTCAGAAGGTGGTGGCATTATGCAAAACACATTCACTTTTGAATACGAAACAGTCAAGTACTATCACGGTGCTATCAATGGCAACTCACCTAGCGACGCTATTCCAAGTTTTGGTAATAACGCAAACTATGATACAAGAAAATCACCATTGGCTCGTCCTGGTGCTACTGCTACAATATTTGGACAGGGTGGACTTATTGATGCAGGTGCAGGAATTATTACGGATCTAAGTGCAGGTAATCTCGCAGGTGTTGTTGGAGCAATTCAAAAAGGTGGAACCGCTTACCAAACTTTTAAAGGTAGAGATCTTAATGAAATGTTTAAAACTGAATCAACTAATATTGCAAGAAGTGTTATAAAAGAAGATTTACCTGGAGCGGCTAGAGGAAGTGGATTCTTTCCAAAGCAGGCTAGATTTACTCCAATTAACGAGCAAGCAGCAACACTTAAACCTTCTAATACTGGAACAAATCAAAACCCAACTAACTTAAACGGACCAATCACAGTTCCAAATCAAGTTGGTAAAAACCCAAATCATAGAGGTTAGTATGGCAACAGTAAACTATCCAAATCCAGGTACAGATCCAACTGTTAGAGCATTTGACGAGTTTTATCAACGTGAACTTGTAATAGATCAAAATCAATACGACGTAGTATATAGTTTTTTCTCAAGTATTTTTGCAAGCCAAGATCAAGCACAAAATTTCACTTTAAGTGTATTCCAAATCAGCGAGGACAATGGCGAATCAGTTGAAGATATTCTCAATCAACTACGTAATCAAAATACCATACAAATCACTGCTACTCTTGCTTATTACCTAAACAACCAACGCAGTAATACTACTCTACTTGGTATCACTTCAATCTCTACTCCAAATCAGTACACTGCTCGCAATATACTAATATAGGTGAACTATGGCTAACAAGTTCCAACAAGGACCTTACGTAGTTCTAAATCCTCAAAAATATGCAGGAAAAGGTGTACCCAAATATCGCAGTGGATGGGAACTTGCATTTATGCGTTTCTGCGATACCAACGATCATATAATTACCTGGTCAAGCGAGAGTTTAGTTATACCGTATATCAATCCACTTACAGGAAAGAAAACAAGATATATTCCTGATTTCCTAATTCAATACAGAAACAAGCATAACAAAGTTGTTACAGAATTAATTGAAATTAAACCTAAGAAACAGAGTATCTTAGAAAGCAAAGCAAACAATAGAGACAGAGCAATAGTCGCAGTAAACTATGCCAAGTGGGCTGCCGCACAAAAGTGGTGTCAACGAAACGGCTTGACTTTTAGAGTAATAACAGAAGAAGACATTTTCCGTCAGGGCGGAAAACGTAAATAAGTACTATGAAGACCTGCGATCTATGTGGTAAGGAATTCAACTGTTCATCAGATTACAATTGCTGGTGTATAGATTTACCAGTTGTAACCG